CGATCATGATCGGTGAACCCGAACATCACCCCATCGGCGCGCGTGAGCCGCCAGCACCAGGCCAGCGTGGTTGTGCCGCTGTCGAGATGGTCCTGCAGCGCGGGCGAAAGGCTCTTCATGGCCGGGGCTCCCGTGGCTCTGATGTGCTGGCATCGCGCGCCACGATCTCGTCCATCACGGCGGTGAGCGCGGCAAACGCGCGCCGGGCGCCGGGGGCGAGCTCCGGGGTCTCGCGCAGCTGCCGCACGAAGGCTTCGGCCGCCGGACCATCGTCGAAGGCGGTATGGCGTGAGGGCAGATCACGGCCCGCCGCGCGCAGGGCCTTCTCGATCACCCGCCCGCCGCGACGATGCGCACCGATGGTGAGATAGGCCGCGCCGAAGATCGTCACCGGATCGATGAGCGTTGCCGCGAACTTGGCCACCGCTGGGCTTGGCCGCGCTTGGACTGGCAACAGCGCCAGCAGATCGAGCGCCAGCGCGTCAGCGCGACGCACCGCCAGTGGCAAATGCGGGTCGAGCGCCAGCTGGATCGTCCAATGGGCGTGCAGCCAATCGGCCCAGGCCTGCGGCGTGATCGTGGCCTCGATCATGGCACAGGCCAGCGGATGGGTCTCGGCGTCGTGGTGCAGGTCGCGCGTGGCCTGCCAGAGCGGTCCGGGCATGGGAGATCTCCAGATTCATGACGCCCCCCGGATGAGCCGGGGGCGCGTGTGAGCGTGGTGGGGGATGAAGGGTCGCGCGGCGGGACTGGCGCGGGTCTCAGTCAGCGTTCAGGATGGATTGGTGCGCGCCAACGTTGCTGCGGTGGATCAGCCTGCCCACTCCGCGTCATAGGCCGCCTGAAACAGGCCTGCGACATCGGCACTTTCGAGCTCGTCCATGGCCTCCAGCTGGACGGACACGGCACGCTCGGCCCGAAAGCAGGCCTTCACATGGCCGCCAACCGCCTGCGCGACGGCCGTCACCTGTGCAGTGCTCAAATCGGCCCATCCGCTGTCGAGCTTGTAGGCCACCGGCCCGGATATGAGGCCCATCTGCAGGGAATTGACCACCGCGGTGATCTGCGCCTGGCTTTCGCGGGTCGTCTGGATGCGCTGGCCGCCCGGAAGATCGAGACCCGCGGTCTCGTGACGCCAGCGCAACCAGGCCAGCCGGGCAAAGGGCTCTGTCGGAGCGCCGGAGCGTCGCGCCGCCTCCGGATCCGCTTCGATCCCGCGCAGCCGCGTCCGGAACGTTTGCTGGTCGGTGAATGTCTCGAAGAACGCGGCCCCCGTGGTGACGGACGCGCCAGGGGCAAGGTGGCCGTGGCTCACGCCGTCGCCATGCGCGATCCACCAGGTGGGGTCCGTCGCCGTGTACTCCATCAGACAAGCCCTCCGTCGGTGATCGTCCAGCCCATCCCGTCGAGATCGACGGAGGCCGCCGACAGCACCCCGTCCCATGTGGCGACATTGTAGGGCTGATCCGGCATGATCGCGTCCTGCGCCGTCGCCTGAACGGCGTCGGTGCCGTCGCGCAGCTCCCAGGCGGTGCCGGTGTCGACGAGGCGCCAGCCAGTCGTCTTCTCGAACTGCTGCTGTGCGCCGTTCCACAGAAAGTGACCATCAGCGTCCGCGGTGCTGGCCGATGCGACCAGAACCCGGCGCGAGCGCGCGAGAAACGCCCGCGCCGACACGGCGTCCCCGAACCGGTTGCCGGGGGCGTAGACCGTGGCGGTGTAGGTCGGAGGGCTGTGGTTTCCGGTCAGAGGGACACTGAACGGCCCGTCCTGATTGTATGCGGTGTTCGCCCAGCCGATCAGGGTTCTGGAATACGGCTCTCCGTGAATGGGGGTGGTGTCCCAAATGAACGACATGGACACCCCGGTCTTCGACAGGGGCCACGCACCCAGAGAGAAGCTGAAATCCCTTGCATCGTAAAACATGCCGTCAAATATGCTGACGTTTGAGACGTCCCAGCCGGAGATGTCACGGTTGAAACTGGTAAACCCCTCGAACATGTCTTTCATGTTCGTGACATTCGACACATCCCAGCCCGAGATGTCCTGGTTGAACGCTCTTGCGTCCTGGAACAGTCCTTCCATGTTGGTGACACCGGTTACATCCCAGGTCAGGACCGAGGCATGGTTGAAATCCCGCGCGCTGTTCATCATGCCTTTCGCATTGGAGGGCAGCACCCAGTTCGTCGTGTCGGAATTGAACGGTGACAGATGGAGCATGTGCTCCACGCTGGTGGCAGATGACAGGTTCCAGCCCGCCAGGCTGGCGTTGAAAGCCGACCGGGAGAACATCCGCGTGAAATTCTCGACATGGCTCACGTCCCAGCTGTCGAGGGGCTGACTGAACGTCCCGCCCTCGAACATGTTGTTCATGAACCGCGCGGCGGACACGTCCCATCCGTCCAGGGGCTGGTTGAACGCGTGCGGAACCGCATCATCGTCCGGCGTGGCGAACATGTAGGAAAAGTCCGTGACGGTCGACACGGTCCAGTTCCGGATGCTGTCGGACCCGCCGTTGTTGAAGGCGTTGGTGCCCAGATTGCCCTGGCTGGTAAAGGCCGCGGCGAACATGTAGCTCATGTCCGTGGCCGACCGCGTATCCCAGCCGCCGATGTCCTGGTTGAAAACCTGCGTCGACCGCCCGGACCCGCCACCGAACATGTTCCTGAACGTTTGGACCTTCGAGACGTCCCATGACCCGATGGGCTGGTTGAAGCTCATCGTGTCGTTGGCCACGAAGAACATCTTCTCCATGGTCGTGACGTTCGACGTGTCGAGCCCGGAGATGTCGTCGTTGAAGGTCACGGCATCCATGAACATCTCGCTCATGTCCGTGATGTTCGACGTGTTCAGCGTGCCCGCGTCGAAGCCGGGATCGCCCTCGCGGAACATGCCGCGTGCGGTCGTGACCTGCGGCGGCAGCGCCGGGTTCACATGGGTCGTGTTGTTCGTCACGTTGCGGAAGGCTTCCCGCAGCGAGGTCAGCCCCAGCTTGAAGCCGATATTCTCGACACGGACCAGCCCCTGGAGGTTGGCGTTGCCGCCATATTGCTCAAGCTGTCCGCTCACCGTGACCGTGACGAGGCCGGTCACGCCGACATCGTAGACATGGCTGACGATGCCGCCGGACTGCACGGTCTGGCCGATCCCGTCGCCCCAGTCTATCGCCACATCGACGAGACCGCCGTAAACCCCCAGCGGCAGATAGACCGTGCGATTGAGGGCGAGACCGGGATCGAAGACCAGCTGCATGGAGGCCGCCCCGTTGAGGATGTTGCGGGGCACGGTCCAGCCCGTGTGGGTGACGGGGCCGCTGCCGCCGGCCCGGCCGCCATAGCGCCCCCGCCAGATATAGGCGGCACCGTCCAGAAGCGTTTCGGGAAGCGTCACCTGCGCGCCGCCCACAGCCGTGACCGCCTCATCGGGGATGTCCACCTCCGGATCCGAGCCAGCCAGCCAGAACTCGATCCGGGTTTCCACGTAGGTGAGGCCGAACTCCGAGTTGAACGGCGTCAGCTCCACCGCGCCGCTCGTGGCCCCGTCCGGGGTCACGGCGTCCGGGGTGTCGATAAGCTCGGGATACACCTGCCGGACGGGCACCGAGAACTCGGACTGCCCACCTTCGGTGCCTTTATAAAGGCCGCGCCACCAGAACGCCTGACCCGGGCTCAGCCCGTCGCCGGGATAGATCGTCTGATATGCGCTGGCCGTGGCGCTGGTGATGTCGCGCGTGAAGACAGGGGTGTCGAAGCCGTCCTGTGATCCGGCCACCTCGAAATATACCCCTGTCTGGCTCAGCCCGCGCGGGCTGAAGAACTGCGTCAGGCGCAGTCTTGCGGCCTCTTCGCTGGTGGTCGGCGGCAGCGCACCCGGGCGCGCGATATCCACGGCGCCGGTGGGGATGCGCCACTGAACGCCATCGGAATAGTAGAACTGGCCGTCGCTGCCATAGATCGCGGCTCCCTCGTACAGCGCGGGGTCAAGGGCCGCGCCAACCGGCGAGGGAACCGCGCGCCCGCGCCCGATGAAGACCGGCTCGCCCAGAAACCGGGTGCCGTGGTTGAGATAGCGGCCCATCAGCCTGCCTCCGGATCGTGTTGCTCCGCGGCCCCTTCCGAGGCGGTGCTGGTGAGCTGGACGGCATTGGCGGCAGAGGCCTTCACCTGCATCCGGTCGCCATGCGCGGTGGCGGGATCGCGCTTGAGCATCCGCTGGCCCGGGGCGGGGTGCAGGTAGGTCTCCTGCGATATGATCCCGATCATCGCCTGCTGCACGCGGGTGCCGTCCTCGCGCAGGATGCTCACCTCGAGCGTCACGGCGCTGGTGCCGCCGTTGAAGAACATCAGCGGCGCCTCGATCAGGGCAAAGCCCGGCTGGATGCGGCGCTCGTCATCGGCCGGGTCGCGGGCGCCGGGAAAGCGGCGCTGCGGGTCGGGCACGGAGAAGTCCGAGGCTTCCAGCACCGTCTGCCAGTCGGTGCCGAGGCTCTCGACAAGGATGCGGACGGGAACGGCGGCGCCGGCCTGGCGAACGGTCTGTCTCATTGCTGGCCTCCTGCGATGATGGCCGCGCGGCGGGCGCGGGGAAGGATGGTGCGATCGATGGGCGGCCCTTCGAGCTGCCCGGTGAGCGGGTTCACGAGCGCGCCGCCCGTGAAGAACTGCTTGCCGTTGCCGTCGATGCCGGAATACACGACGCGTCCGAGGTTTTTCTCGACGATGCTCTGGGGCACTTCCTGCGCGGGGCGGGAGAACGCGCGGCCATTGACCCCGGTCAGGGTCTCGTTCCACTGGTGACCGACGGCGGTGATGGTGCTGGGCGCGCGCTCGGTGGGAACCGGATCGGCAGTGGTGGTGGCGATGAGCACGTCGTCGATCAGCGCCGTGACCATGGCCTGCGCGCCCGGCGAGACCAGCGCGCCGATCTCGTCGCGGATGCGCTGCCAGGCAACGGTAAACCAGTAGAGCTGGCCCGGCGCGCCGATGAAGACGGCGTTCCAGTCATACATGCCGCGGGTGAAGAGCTGGGTGGATTGCTGCTGACCGGCGGTCAGATCATAGCGCAGCGACAGCAGCAGCAAGCGCGCATCGCGCCGGGTCGGCTCCTCGCGCGAGGCCGCCGAGGCGGTGGAGAACCCGTCGATATAGCCCTGCGCCACCAGGTGCGCCCACATCGCGTCGGTGATGGCCGCCTCATTGGCTTCGATGGCCGCGGCATCGGCGGGGTATGCGCCGAGTGCCTGTGGCGGCGCGCTGTGCGGGACGACGACATTGCGGTAGCCTTCGGACCACAGCGTCCAGTCGCCGGCCTGGGAGGCGCAGTTGGACAGGATCATCTCGCCGCCATCGAGGCACATGTACTGCTTGTGCGAGAAGATCGCGATGGCGTTGATCCCGTTGATGAAGGCGCCGTTCCGGGCAAGATAGCCGATGCCGTTAGGGTTGCTCGGGGTGGCCCCCCAGAGCATGATCTGCGGGAAGACCGAATACGGGCTCACCACGGCGCGATCGGCGAGCGCGACACCGCCGCCACGCCCGACGAGCGGGTTCTGGTTGGCCCGGTCCAGCGGTGGCGGGATGAGCACCGGCTCGCCGGTGCGATACATCACGATGTTATGCGCATAGACGGTGCGGTTGATGACCGCGCCGGGACGGAAGGACACCGCAAAGCCCTCGGTGGGGTCGTCGAGGCTGTCGACGCGCCAGCCGCCCTCGAAGCTGAAGCCCTGGACATAGCCGCCATTGCCCATCCGGAAGACGTTGCGCTCCTCATACCCCGGTGCGGGGACGATCTTGGTGGCCCGGGCCGCGGTGGCGGAAATGACGCCCGTGCAGTGATCGGGAAAATCGATATGGCCCTGTGTCGGGTAGGTGCCGGGATGGACATGGATGACGGCCGGGTCTTCCGAGCCCGCAAGAAGGTCGCGGGCCGCCTCGATGTCGCGGACCGCGCGGTCGCGGCCCTCGCCGTTGCGGCTGTTATGCCCGTCCTGGGACACGTGGAAGATGCGCTCTTCGGGGTATCCGTTGGCAAGCGAGGGCGAGACGAGCGCCAGGGTCGAGCGCTCGAGGGCGCAGATCTCGATATCGGTGGCGTGCTGCGCACCGTAGGTCTCGACAAAAGGCTGCGCGTAGCGCGCAGCAGCAGGCGCCGCGATCGCATCCGCTCCGGGCGCGGCGCCCACGTCGAGGGCCATGGCGATCGTGCGGCGGCCGTCGGTGACGCGCGGGGCGAGGTCCGTGTGCGCTACGGTCTGCGACAGCACCGCCTTGTCGGCATCAAGCCAGATCACGCCGACTGCGACCGCATCCGAGGCCGGGTCCGGGCTGTCGGTCACGCGCCGCCAGGCCGCGCGCAGGACATGTGCGACGCCGGGCTCGAGCGGCACCGGGGTGAGGCCGACTAGCTTCTGCAGGCCGGTCAGACGGGTGATCTTGCCATCGGCGCCCACGGCGATGGCGCCGCCATCGATCTCGTAGAGCGTCGGCGTGTCGCCGGGGCGATGCTCGAGTGGGGTATAGGTTTGCATGAACGGGCCTCAGCGCAATCGCAGTTCCAGAAGCGGGATCGAGGTGATCGAGCCGAGCCGCTCGATATCGAGGGTGACGTCCATCAGGTCGCTGTCGAACCGGACGGGCACGTCGAAGGCAAAACCGGCGGTTAGGGCCACGCCGGGATCGGGCGCGGTCTCAAAGCTGATCCGCCCGGTGGTGGCATCGACGGACCAGCCGGTGAACTGCTCCGCGCCGCCCAGCGCGATGCGGATGCTGCCCGCCACCGGCTTGTCGATACGCCGGATCTGGCCGTGCGGGGCGGTGCCGTAGGTCTTGGTGAGCTGGAACATCGTGGTCTCGCCGTCGCCGACACCGATCTCCTGGTCGAGCTCGGAGATGGCGCGCGAGGGCAGGCTCGACGTGTAATCGGCCCAATCCTTGAACCGGAACCCGTAGAGGCGACCAAGGCGCGCCTCGAAGAAGGCCACGACGCGGGCGAGATCGTCGGCGCGGCGAATGCCGTAGCTGACGTCATAGCGACGGCGCGACGCGGACCACGAGGCGTTGCGCTCCTCATGGCCGGAGGCCAGTTCGACCACCTGCGTGCGGCGTTCTGGCCCGCCGCGCGCGCCACGGCTGATATCGTCGGGAAAGCGCTCTTCGTGAAAGGCCATCGATAAAGGCTCCTGAGTTATAGTCCACGCCGCCCCAGCGCGACCGCGCGGGAGATATCGGCGGCGACTTGGGTGCGCGATTGCCGGAAGCTTTCCGCGTCGCGGGTCATGATGTTGACGGTGACGTTCGGCTCGCGGCGACCCGGCCCGTCGTAGTCGCGGGCCTCAGCTCGCGAGAGCACCCGCTCGCCGCGCTGCAGGATCGCCGGGACTTCGTCAGCACGGAGCCCGGCCATGCCCCCGGCGTGCATCCTCGGCGCGTCCGCAAATGCCATGGCCGGAACCATGCGCGCGGGGCCAGCGGAGCCAACCACGCCCCCGGCGTGCAGAACGTCCGCAAAGATCCCGCCCGCGCCGCCGAGCGCGCCCGAGAGCGCATTGGCGATCGGCCCGAGGATGAAACGTCGCGCCGCGAGTTGGGCGAGATCGGCGAGCAGAGAGGATACCAGATCGCGGAAGTTCAGCTTGCCCGTCTTCACGAAAGTCCCCACCGCGGTCTCTGCGGATTGGAACGCTCCGACCAGCGCATTGCCGATATCTCCGCTGATGCTGTGGGCCTTGCTGGCATAGTCGGACAGGGCTGAGGTCACCGCCTTCCAGCCGTTGACCGCGGCCTCGGTGTCGGGCGCGGCGGTCGCGGCCGCGGCTCCGGCGGCGGCACCGGCCGCCCCTGCCGCCTGTCCGGCCTCGCCAAGCGCGGTTTCAAACCGCTCGGCAGCTTTACTGGCCTCCGTCAGCGCATCGCTGCCATCTTCCTCGCTGCCCCGCACCGCGTCGCGCAGCGCCTGCCAGCTCTCGAGCGGCGCGCGGGCGCTCTCGGCCAGATCGCGCGCCACGCCGCGATAGGTGTTGGCGGACCCTAGCGCCTCTGTGGCCGCGCCCGTCAGACCAAGATCGGGCGCGATGAGCGGATTGTCCTCGAACGCGCGGTCGAACGCGTCGCGCGCAGCAGACGAGGCCGCCGTTGCCGCGCCCTCGAACCGGTTCTCGATCTCGCCCAGCTCCAGATCGGGGATGACCGACAGCCGCCGCTCCGAGCCGAGCGCTTCCAGCCCGGAATTGAGGCCGCCGATGAACCCGTTGATGCGGGAGACCACGCCATTGAGCATCGCCTCGACGCCGTCGACCAGGCTGTTCGCCGCCTGGAACGCCAGGTCGCCGATGGCCGCCGGCAGCCGGCCCCAGATCGTCTTTATCGCCTCATAGGCGCCCTCAAAGGTGTTTACCGCGGTGTTGCCAAAGCCGACCACGCTCTCGATGGCGCTCTGCATCGCCGCAGCCGCATCGGCCTTGAGATCGAAAAACGTGGCCGTGGCGGCCGCGCCCGCTGCTGCAGCCGCGGTCCTGATCCGGTCCCAGACCTCGACGGCCACGCCCCGCAGAAGCCGCATCGCCGCGCCAAAGCTGCCCGCGCCCGACACGAGCCGTCCGAACTGGTAGATCAGCTCGCCCGCACCCACGATCAGCGCCCCGATCCCGGTGCGGATGAGCGCGCCGCGCAGGACCACCAGCGCCGTGGCCAACCCGCGTACCGACAGGGCCGCCGCGGCCAGGCCCGCCACCCAGCGCCCTGCCAGAAACCCGGCGAACGCCGCCGCCGTGCCGGCCAGCCGACCGAGATTGCCAAAGAGCCCCTGGATCGCCTGCCCGAGCGGGCCGGTGGTGCGGGCGGCCGCCGCCATGGCGTCGGCAATAGCCTCCAGCGCCGGGGCCGCGGCCACCGCGAGCTGGTTGGACAGCCCCCGCCAGACCAGGCCCAGCCGCGAGATGGCATCGTTCGTGCGCTCGATCTGTGCCGCGTCCTGGTCGGAGACGATCGCCCCGAAATCGCGCAAATCCTGATTGGCCTGCGCTAGCGTGGCCGTATCGAGGCGCTGAAACGCCACGAAGGCCCGGTCGCCGAAGAGCTGGCTGAAGAGCGCCGCCTGCTCGGAGGCGCCCGCGTTCTCGCGAATGCTGCGCGTGACCGCGTCGATCCGCTCGTCGAGCGGCAGGCGCAGCAGGTCTTCTGCATTCAGGCCCAGCTGCTCGATCGCCTTTGCTGCCGGGCCCCCGCCATCGCTGGCAAAGAGCGACAGCCGCCGCGTCAGCCGCGAGGCACCGCCCTCGATCTCGGAAAACCGCGCGCCCGAAAGCTCCGCCGCCCGCTCCAGCACCTGGATGCTGGCCACGGTCGTGTCGAGCGAGGCCGCGAGCTTGGCCTGCGCATCCACCGTCTGCAGGCCGGAGCGCACCATGGCAACACCGGCCGCGGTGGCGGCGGCCACGGCAGCGGCAGAGGCCACACGCACGCGGCGCGCGAACCCCGCAAGCCGCCGGTTGGCCGCCTCCATCTCCTGGCTGAGACGCCCGAACCCGCGCTTGCCGGCCTCGCCCACGCCTTCCAGCTCGGCGCGCACCTGTCGGCCGCCCGTCGCACCAAGGCGGACGCTAACGTGTTTCTCGGCCATCGGTCAGACTCCTTGCTTTCGCCACATCGGCGTCTTACGTTATTGGCATCGATACATTGAAAGTATGACCATGGCCGAGACCGCGACCCTGTCCTCGAAGTTCCAGATCTCGATCCCCAAGGCGATCCGGGCTGCCCAGCATTGGGAAGCCGGGCTGACCTTTGCCTTCATCCCGAAAGGCACGGGCGTGTTGCTGGTGCCGGTGCCGAAGAAGAATGATCTGAAGGGGCTCGCGAAAGGCGCCAGACCGGACGATTACCGCGATCGTGCAGACCGCGTCTGATGATCCTCGTCGATACCTCGGCCTGGATCGAATGGCTGATCGACTCGGCAACCGGCGCCAAGGTCGCGGCGCGTATTCCCGAGCAGGCCGACTGGCTGGTGCCGACGATGGTCCAGATCGAGCTCGCCAAGTGGCTCACGCGCGAGGCCGATGAGGACAAGGCAGATCAGGTGATCGCCTTCACGCAGGTCTGCAATGTGGTCCCGCTCGACACCGAGATCGCGCTGGCCGCGGCCGAGGCCTGCCGCACTCACAAGCTCGCGACCGCGGATGCCATCATCTTCGCAACGGCCCGCGCCCATGGCGCGACAGTGCTGACCTGCGACGCGCATTTCGGGGGGCTGCCGGACATCATGCTGATCGAGAAAATCAGGGCCTGACGCCGGCATCTGTATCCGCCGCCAATGCCTCGTTCACCTTGCGCACCATCACCGCCTCGAGGGCGGGCAGCAGTTCGGCCATGGCGAGGGGTGGGATGCCGAGGGCGTCGCCCAGTCCCAGCGCGGCCGACAGGTCCCAGCCGATCACGGCGCCGGGTGTCACCCGCAGCTGGCCACCGAGGCGGCCCACCAGGTCCCAGACCTGCCAGCCCTCGAGGGTCAGCGGCTGGTTTTGCCGCGCCGGGCAGTCCTGGCACGCCGCTTGGCAGGCGTCGCAGTAGCGCGCGCCCCCGCCGAAGGACCAGTCGGCGAGAGCGCGGAGGCGTTTTTTTCCTGTTCCAGCAGCAGACCCTTTGAGACGTAGGTCAGCTGGAAGGCCTCGAAGATCGGCCAGATATCGAGCAGCGCGTCGATGGCTTCCGGCGTGGGATCGATGACGTTGCCTTCCGCGTCGCCCACGCCCTCCCAGGCGAGCACTGCGCGGCGCGCGAGCGCCTTGGCGAAGACCATGGCGCGCTCCTCGTCGGAGATCACCGCCGGAATTGCATCGGGGGTCTTGTCGGAGTCTTCGTCCGGGGCCTCGTCGGGCACCGCCTCGACGGTCGGATCGCTGCGGGTCGCCACCATCAGCGCGGTGGTCAGCGGGCGCAGCTGGACCCGGACGCCGGGAGCGATGTCATGCCAGCGCGGCGCGTTCGTCAGATCGAGTGTCAGCATCAATACGTCTCCATGTCGTTCACAAGGGTGGCGGTGCACATGCCGTTAGCAGTGGCGTCGCGCGCGGCCTGCCAGTCGAAACTCGCCTGCACGCCCTGCGGTCCGGAAATCTCGATGCGGGGGCGCGGCAGGTAGACGGCGTGCACGGTGAAGGTGAAACTCTCACCGGACGGCAGAACGTAGCCGAACTCGAGTTCGCAGGGATCGCCATTGATCGCCTGGTCCACCAGAACCTCATCGGCGAAACGCACCTCGATCCGTCCACTCAGCGCGGCGATGGACGGGTCCGCCCCGTCGATACGGCCGTCCGAACGGATCGTCTCGATCCTGTCGAGGTTGTTGGCGTAGGTGATCTCGGCGGAAACCACGTTGCCGAGCGCCGTGCCGTTGCGGGTGATCGCGCCGTTGAAATGGCCGAAGCGCTTGAGTGCGAGTTCCGCCGGTGTGCCGGCGGCCGTGGTCGTGCCGACCGTCTCGCTCTGCGCCACCAGTCGCGCGGTCGCGGTCAGGAGGCCCGAGCGCTGCATCTGCCAGCTGATCTGGTCGAGCACGCAGCCGGAATACATCGCATAGCGCGGCACCTCGGGCATGCCGGTCTCGATCGACAGGCTGGGCAGCGTCCACAACCCCGACTGAAACGCATGCGTGAAGGGCCCAGGCGTAGTCCCGGTGGTCGTTGGCGCGCCGAAGGCTGCCTTCAGCCAGACCCCGAAGCCTGAGGCGTCGATCGGCACGACCACGTCGCCATCAGCCGTCACCACGTCCTTGATCGGCGCCAGCGGATCCCGGCCGTAGCCCAGCAGCTCCGAGTTCAGCAGCTGCTGCTCCGCGCCGAGCGAGGTGCTGGCGAAGGGCATCTTCGTGAAGCCGCTGACGGGTGGGGTTCCATAGGTCGTCTCGAACGCCAGCGCCATCTGCGCCCGCGCCCCCTGGGCTCGTGCCATGTCGGGTCCTTTCGTTCAGCATTCGGAAACCTGCTTTCCGAAGATCCGTTGTTCTCGTTCCGACGTTGCTGCAGGGTGCGCGCGTGGGTGTGGCACCGTTGGCTTCAATCGGGGGTTGGAATGGCATTCTTGAAAAAGCATCGCCGGCAGGGCCCTGCGGCGCGGTCGCGTGGGTTTTCCACCGGCGTGGTCGTCATCGCCGCTCTGGGCGGGATTTCCCTTCTCAGCAGCTGCGCGCCACTGCAACACACTGTTCCGACTGCAGCCGTCCCTGAGCCGCGGTCCGAGCAGCTTCCCGAGCGGATCGATTTCTCCGGGCGTGTTACCCGCACGGTGGATGGCGACACGTTCTGGGTCAGCTCGCGAAACGTGAGCATCCGGGTCTGGGGGCTCGATGCCCCGGAGACGAACCAGCCCGGGGGGTCGACCGCGACGGCCGCGCTGACCCGCCTGATTTCCGGCCAGACCCTGCAATGCCGGCAGCGCGACATCGACCGGTACGGACGCATCGTCGGGCAATGCTTCCTGCCAGACGGCCGCGACATCGCGGCCGCGATGATCGCGAGCGGCGCCGCAACGGAATACTGCCGCTACTCGGATAACTACTACCGAACCTGTTGACAGCCGCAGTCAGGCCAGCGCGTCGGCCGTGGAATAGTGCAGCACCACCGGGATGACAGCCGCCTTCAGGCTTGCCGCGCCCTCGACCGGCAGATCCACCGGGCGCGGCGCTTCCGCCTCGACCCAGTCGCAGAGGCCGCCCAACGTCCGGTCGGCGGCGATCGCCGCGCCGATGCCGGCGGTCAGCGTGTCGAAGGCTGCATCACGGTCGGCACCTTGAACGACCGCCTCGATCTCGGCGCGGTGCTGATAGTGGTAGCGTAAGGGCGAGAGCGTTACCTCCGGCTCCCCCGGTTCGCCGTCACGCAGGATCAGCAGGCCATCGGCCGGTACGCGCTCGGGCAGCACCTCCCCGCGCAAGGCAATGGCGGGCAGCGCCGAGAGGCGCGCGTGCAGCGCGGTGAGGATGGTTTCTCGATGAGTAAACATATGATACGAGGTGCCTTGAACGGCGGTGTAACGAAGGGACAACAATTGGCTTGGAGAGCACTTAATGAGGCGTACGCTTCCTACCTGATGAGCACACGCTTGGATTTCGCCTGTTGGTTAGAGCAGACTGGAGCGCCGCCTCCAGTTTCTTTTAATACAGCGGCCAATTTGAGAGACTGGTGTAAAAATATTGGCCACATGAAGATCGAACCCTTTGGGAGACTGAGTGGCGCACTGCGCGTCCACGGAGCTTTGCATGCCGGTTGGTACTATGATCAAATTTGGACTGACAAACGTTATAGTGGGTACCGGCGTCTCATGTTAAAGCATGCGATAGACGGTTTTGATGTCAACCCAAAGGACTTATCCGGTGTAGATGCAGATCATGTTGTCGCGAGGAACCTATTGAAGAGAATGCCGAAGGCTTGGGTTGCAGTTTTCCCTGTACCAGCCAATGCAAATCGAGGCTTTGGAAGAATAGAAAGTCATCTTCCAAAGTTTGCGCCGAACAAGAACACGATTAGTTTGACCCCAATCACAGCCTTTAAACTATTCTGCACGCACCTGCCGCGGAATGGCACTGAGCTTGCACTAGCAATGCGCGATATTCGGGGCCAAATCATGAACAATGATATTAACGTCGTGCGATTCGTGGATGCTATGGAAAAAGATATCCGTCGTTTCCTAAATTAGCGATGCCAGTGGGCGTTGTTGCACATCTCTGACGACAGAGGATTCACTTCACGAATCCCTGCGGTTACACGGGCTGCATGAGCAAGCCATCCCCCGCCCGCTACCGCACGACCAACTGGTCCGACTACAACGCTGCACTGCGCAAGCGCGGCTCGCTGCTGGTCTGGTTGGACAAGGATATGGCCTGGCTTGCGCCCCATGAAGGGCGCCCGGGACGTCCGCCGGTCTTCTCCAATGCCGCCATCCAGTTCTGTCTGTCGATCAAAGTGTTGTTCAAGCTTCCCTTGCGACAAACCGCCGGGATGGTGGCCAGCCTGCTCCGGCTTGCAGGATTGAACTGGCCCGTGCCTGACTTTTCGACCCTGTGCCGCAGGCAGAAGACCCTGGCGGTGCAGATCCCGTATCGCCGTGCGGGCGGGCCGTTGAACCTGCTCGTAGACAGCACCGGGATCAAGTTCCTTGGCGATGGTGAATGGCAGGCGCGCAAGCATGGGCCGCAGGGCCGCCGCCAATGGCGCAAGGTGCATCTTGCCATGGACCCAGCCACATCCGACATCCGCGCCGTGGAATTCACCCCCAGCCGGGACGGCGACAGCCCCGTGCTGCCGGAGTTGCTCGGCCAGGTTCCGGTGGATGAGCAGATCGGCACGGTGACCGCCGACGGGGCCTACGACACACGTCGGTGCCACAGCGCCATCATCGCGCGTGACGCTGTCCCGATCATCCCGATCCGAAAGAACGGGCGGCCTTGGAAGGACGACTGCCCGGCGGCACGCGTTCGAAACGAAACCCTGCGGGCGACCCGGTACTATGGCAGAGCCTTCTGGAAGCGGTGGACGGGGTACCACGCCCGCAGCCGGATCGAGGCGAAGATGCGCTGCCTCAAGGCCTTTGGTGAGCGCATCGCCGCCAGAGACCCCGACCGACAGACCGCAGAAATCCACATCCGCATCGCCCTCATGAACCGCTTCACCGCCCTCGGCACCGCCGAGATCGTCCGCGTGGCCTGACGTCAGCGGGGTAAGGGGAAGTCACGTCTCAGGCCTGAGTTCTGCAACAATGCCATGCCAGTGATTCCTTGCATCTTCTTCAGAACGACTTGATCACCGCCGCCCCTCCACCCAGTTAGCCACAATCAGCCCAGGCATCGCGTCATGTACCTGCGCGGTATCCCGATCGAGATCCAGCCGTTTCGGCAACTTGACCTGCGGCACCAGCAGGAAGATCGGCACAGTGGTCAGGCCTCGTCCCGTTTTGGATCGCGAGGCCACCGCACGCCCGCCCTTGTTGAGCCGCCCTTCGGCGACGAGCAGGCTCGGGCCGGACCGGCGGTAGACAAAGCGCAGGCGCAGCCCCGTGCGGCGTTCCCATTCGACCGGGCTGATCCGGCCGCCGCGCCGCGACTTCCCGGCGGCTGCCGTTGGAATCGTCAGCCAGAAGCCATTGCGCGAGCGGATCAGCGGGCCGGTGTCGTGCGCGCTGACGATGTCGGGCGCCTTCGACCAGACGAGGGCTGCGGCGTTCAGGCTGGGCCGACCCTTCGGGTACTGCTCGGACCGGATCGTGCGCGCCAGCCGCTGACCGAGCCCCGCGCCGGTGATCTGACTGCGCCAGGCGGTCTTGAGGCTGGTCCCGGCCTCGCGCGTGGCGGCCGTGACGGCCTTTTCGCCCGCCTGGATTTCCGCCGCCATCATGGTGGCAAGGTCGGGGGTGATGTCGAGTTTGAGCTTCATGGGGATCACGCAGGCCGCAGATCAATGGTCCAGACAAGCCGTTCACGATCCCGCACCGGCTCGCCCTGAATGAGAAACGCCTCGCCAGCCATCTCGACACGGTCGCCGGGACGCGGGTTTGATACCTCGGCCACGCGCAGATCGATCCGCGTGGTCGCCGACCAGATCCGCGCGTCGCCGAAGCTTGAGACGTCATCCGCGCGGCGGGTGACCACACGGATCAGGACGGGCGCACCCGCGTCCGAGATATAGACCGCATCGCGGGCGATGTTGGGATCTCCAAAGAGTGTGTCCATGGCGAGGGCGAAGATCGACATGCTGAACGGTCAGTTCGAACTGTGCAGGCGGATCGCCAGCCGCGGGCGCTTGTTGACCGGCAGGATCGATCCCTCCGTCATCAGGTCGATCCAGCGCCCCTTGGTATCGATCATCTGCCGCGCATAGAGCGGCAGACCCACGGTATTGGCCGTCTCCAGCAGGTTCGCCGGCCCGCCATAGGTGGTGAAGGTGTCAAACGTGCCAAGCGGGAAGGCGATGCCCTCGCCCGCGGGGATCAGCCGTTCCGAGGTGCCGTTCGAGAGTGTGACCGAGCCGTTGTATTCCTCGAAGAGGATGCCCGCGAAGGGAAAGGCGCGGCGCATGTCCTCGCGCAGGGGCTGACCGCCGGTGGCCGAGTAGAACTTGTAGGCGTCCTCGGTCTTGGGATGGCTGATCAGCTTGTCGAAGAACTCCGAACTGACCAGCGCATGCGCGGTGGTCATGGTCTCGCCCAGCAGATTGTCCTCGATGGCGCGCAACGACGTGCGGACCTTGCCCTGGATATTGGTGCCGGCCGTGCCGAAGACGAAGTCGACCGAGATCTGCGTGATCCCGAACTCGGTGAAGTAGTCGTAGAGCGTGCTGCCCGCACCGTCCTTCACGATGCCGCGCAGCGCGTTCATCTCCATGTATTCGCGGGTCTGGGCATGCTTGCGCCGCATCAGCGTGAGCTTGCGGTTCATCACCTCGACCAGCGGATCGGCGGCGTCCGAGACGC